ATCTGGACCGGTATTGGTCCACTTAAAAGTCATCTACGTCAGTATGTAAATGACAATGAGTACTCTAAAAAATACAAAAACAACATCCCAGAAGAGTGGATAGTTGTCAAACCTAGTAACGGTGACTGGGTAGAACACTGTAAAGCGAGATCACTGTATCCCGAAACAAAATATCAAACACCATGATTGAAGTAGTAGACTGGATAGACTATCCCAAAAAAGGAGAGTATCCAGAAAATAACGCAGGTGGTCTGGGAGGCTGGGTGGATGGAGAAAGCTTTGAAGAATACTTGGAAGAGTATGGTTCCTCCGTACATCCTTACTTAGAAGCCATCCGTAAAGACGTGGTGGCTAAATCACTCCGTCTCACCGGTGAACAGCACCAACACCATCCCAATGGAGTGCCTCTGTTCAATGACGGTACAGTGTCTCTATTCTCTTATAGAGCATGGGGAGACCTTATGGCCGCTATCTGGAACTCAGAGGAAAAGACAGACCAGTACCAGTATATGGATTTCTACATGTAAATAATCTATTATGAAAACTATTGTAATTGGAGACATCCACGGACGTACAGTCTGGAAGTTGATTATCCAGACTGAAAAGCCAGACTTTGTCATCTTTATGGGTGACTACTTTGATAACAAAGACGGTATCAGTGCTGTAGAACAGCTCCACAACTTCCTGGAGATTGTTGCGTACAAGAAAGAGAACTCAGACAAGTGTGTTCTTTTGTTAGGCAACCATGACTTAAGTTACTGGCCCGGTATCTACGGAGCTGGTGTATCTGGTTATCAAGCTGGAGCTGCAGCTAGTTTCACACAAGCTTTGTTAGAAAACAAAGAGTACTTACAAATGGCGTACGGTGACGGAGAACGTATCTACACTCATGCTGGTGTAAGTAAAGTGTGGCTAGAAGCAAACGGTTGGGGAGACGACGCTCCTATCGTTCCGTTTGTCAATGAGTTATGGGAGTATAAACCTTTAGCTTTTGAGTTCAACGGCATTGATCCTTACGGTGATAGTGTCACTCAAGGACCAACATGGATCAGACCACGCTCACTGATGAAAAGCTGGCAGAAAGATAAAGACAAACCTACTCAGGTTGTTGGTCATACTCAGGTATTAAAGATTGATCTGGAAGGTACTAAGAAGTGGACTAACGGTAAGCTCATTATGGTTGATGCCCTTGGTACATCTCAGGAATATCTGATCATCAACGACGGAGAAATATCTGTCGGTAAATACTTAAGCCCATGGAGCAAGAACTAAAAACCTTGCTATAAAAATAAAGGGGAGCTAACTACTCCCCTTTTTCTAATTTTCTGATCACCTTACTCAAACAGAAGTAGACCAGCCAGAAAAATCCTGATATAAAGTAAAACACCAGGATCGCTGACCAATAGTCTTTGGTAATCTGCGTAAGCTTGTACAACAAAACGTCGTACCCCAACGGTAAGAAGAACATCGCTAGGATCAGGCTCAGATCTTTCAGCTTCTGTAATTTGTTTACTGTCACCTTCCATGTGTTTTAGTATTGATTAACGACCCTGTCCTCTGTATTTAGAGACAGCTTTCTTTTTTGGACCACGAGACTTGGTGGCTTTACCACCTTTTCTGCGACCGAACGTGGTTTTTCGGTTGTCACTGCTTAGTTTAGCCATGAGTTTTTTGTTTCAGTTTAAGACGAGAGATCTCAGCATCAACAGCTTCCTTTGTATCTACTACAAAGACCTGAAGCTTAGTTACGATACGACTAGGTGAAGGATCAGCTTCAAGAACTTGACTCACCTTTTTACCGTCGTGTACCAGGACCCACTTGTTAACTATAACAGTGTCCACAGTACCTAATGAATTAGCTTGTACGTACATAGGGTTAAATTGTTGGAGGGGTATAAGTTACTGTTTCAGCTCCTCTAGTTATAAGTTCTTCTAACAGAGCAGCAATACCTTCTGGTACAGGAGGTAGCTCACTCATATACAACTGACCGTTCCAAAGAGTGGTTCCGTTTGTACCGTCAAGATCAACCAGGAGCTGTACAAAAGTTTCAATAGACTCCCAGTCAATTGTTTCACTATAACCAAAAGAAATACTATAAGGCATCTCTTTAGCTTCAGTGTCTACTGTTAACGTTTGCAGTCTAACAGGTAATGTAAGAGCAGTCCCTTCGTTAACATCAAAGTATTCTCTGTATGTAAACTTGGTTTGAGAAACATCTACATCCATGAGAACATTACCTCCCCATTGATTATTGATATATAACTCATCAAGAGTACAACCTGGTGACTTTACTAACACTGTACCTGACTGTTCGGGAGCGTAAAAAAGTTCAACTGATAAGGATCCTACAGTAGTATGAGCTGGAATCAATCCTGTTAGATCAAGATGATCTTCTGTAACAACGTAGTTATTCAGACGGTACTGTATGTCTTGAATGTAAACCAGATTGTTTCCTTCAATAGCTTGAAAAGTTGGACAGTCTTCAATACTGATTGATGCGCCAGTATAACTGTTTGAAGGAAAACCGATATACTTCACTTCATCAGACATTGTTATTTTCTCAAGTGCACTACAATTATTAAAGTTCCAGTTATCAGAGTCAAATGGTTCATAAGTAGATGTAAACTCTGTACCTTTTATTTTCACCTCTTTGATACGTGGGGTAATTCCTTCATTATTACCCCATACATTTAAACGTATTCTTGATACGTCAAAGAAAGTCCTACCTGTAATCTGATAAACACTTAATTGAGAGTTATAGGTAAATATGTCTTTTTGGTAAGAAGCGTCAATACTAACACTTTCTTCCACAGGAGCATTGTTCTCTGTAATAAACTCAACACCAATAGGTGGTCTAGTGTTTACAACGTCCAATACTGATCTACGTACTTCAGGACGTCTGAAGAAAGTACGTATAGAATCTCCTAAGTAAAAGGCAAGACTTTTCATTCTGATATGTTAAGCTTCGTTAGTAGATAATGAACCGTTACCGGCAAGAGTAATGACACGTACGTTAGCCGGTTGAGCTGTGTACTGAGGACGTCTAGCCTGAGACAGACGAGACTTAGCAATACGTACTACATTCACCTGGTTACCCTGGTTACCACCGAGTACATGGTATGCTGTAGCATCTTCTCCAACATAGAAACCTACGTGACCACCTGACTGACGAGTGAACGTAAGTACGTCACCCAGCATAGGAGTGGTAACACGTACACCGAAGTTGTTCCAGTTAAGCGCCCACAGAGGGTCTTTTACCACTGGACGACCAGCACGGTGCATTACGATAGCAGCGAAGAGTCCACACCAGGGAATCTCATCGTTGACATACACTTTCTCAAGACCAACTTCTTTGGCCCAACCCATGATAACCGGGTTGTGTTTTGAACCTACAGTCTCAGTGACACCGTAGAGTTCCATAGCTTTTAACAAGTGACGTGGAGCTTCTTCCTGAAGCAACCACTGGTACGCCTTTGGTACTTTCATAGGTTAGGTTTTTATTCAGCTGGAGGAGCTGTTGGCTCAGACTTACCAGCTACGCGGTTTGAAAACGTGGTAAGCGATAAAAGAGCAGCGATAAGACCAGCTTCCAAACCAAGAAGCATAGCTACGTCTGCATAAGACTTACCTATCTCCCACTCTGTAATACAGTGGTGGGTGTTGTAGATGAAATCCACAGAGAAAGCCAAGGCTAATACTCTACGGATAGACACCTTCTTACTAGTACCCAACCACATAGGTTCGAGGTACTTGAAAATCTGTTTCATAAGCAATCGTTGTAAGGGTTATCGGAGTTTGATCTTCCAGTAGGAAGACACTCCGTAAGTGAGTTCGGAGTTAAATACTCCTATGTTACCACCAAACACGCGGTCCTTTCTGTCTTTGTACAGAAGACCTACGTTTGCTCCGCTGATAGGAGCTTTCTGGTTACCCCAGATTCCACCCCCGACATAAAGCTGTCGTGTGGATTTATATGGTTCGTGTATAGTGATGGTAGTGGTTTCCTTTATCACCGGATACTTGAGGTCATAAGTCAATGACCTACCGGTGATCACGTTGGATACCACTGTATCTTTCACGGTTATAGAACCGATCGTATCAATTTTGAACTTTTGCTGGTATGTGTGTCTGCTGTAATAGCGATCACCCAGCTCAATATATCTGTCAAAGAGGTACTTGTATGTACTGTCTTTGAGCTTTATACTATCTCTCCAGCTTGTATCTACTTTAGGAGGAGCTGAAGGTTTTGGTTTACCATAGAAGGTATCAACTTTTGTAACCCATTGAGTATCAACTACTCTTACTGTATCTCTTTTGGGTGCCGGTGTATTAGAACTACCGGTACCACACCGTTGTAAGAACACAATAATAAGTAAGACCAGTATCACTACTGTCTGTACACTAAGCAGTTGTATTGGGTTTTTTCTTGACATACTCTAGTATTTTCTTTTGTCGAGTATCGAGGTATAAATCAGTCACAACACGGTCATCGGATTTGGGACCAGGTGTAATTGGAAGTGGACTTTTTGATAAAGACGCTACTTTCTTGGTCCCTTGACGAAAAAAATCAATCTGTTTTTCAATGTTGTCTATCCTGGTCTTGTCAATATTAGACTGAGCCATCAGAGACTTGACGTCGTTTTTGATCTCCTTTACGTCGTTCCAGATGATTGTACCCAGTATGGCTACTAGCGTTGGAAAAAGCCACACTTTGATCTGATTCGCAGTCTGATTTGCTGTCGCCATCTCTCTTTACAGTTTATTAAGCCACGGAATATTATGCTGGTAACTTAAACTCAACCACATCACCGGCTGGTTTCTTCAGACTAACAATCAAACTGTTAGGAATAATGTTGCCTTTCTTGTCAACACGGACGAAGTATCTCAGACCGTTAGGATTGCTTTGACCACCAGCAGCAGTTACCGCTGGAATCTCCAAAGAAGTCGCCGGTACCTTGTCAGCAGACATCATAGTACCTGGTATAGGCCAACCAAGAGCGTCCTTCTGTGCGTAAAATTTTTTAGCCATAGTTAGATAGTTGAAAGATGGTAAACTTTTAAGCTGTAGATCTTTGATACAATCTACAATATAATATACGACTTTTTGTAGAACTTACCTATATTTGTAGAACTAAACCTGTGAAGTTTATGGAGACTAGCTACTACGCTATCAGACTGGAACAAAAGTTAATCCAGGAGTTTAAAACAAAGTTCAGAGAGAAGATCGGTTACGAACCAGTTGTAATGACAAAGGTCCATATGGATGTCATACAGGACAACCAGGTAACGCATATACCGGTGCTTACTCTACAGGAGCTGTTGGAAAAGTTCGAACCGTTCCTACCCGAGGTTTACGGCTACACTTTCAGACTCCAATCAAAGAGTCGCAAAAGAGAGTTAGTAGATCTTAGAGCGATGTACTGCAGGATCGCTAAGTCAATGAAGTATCCACTATCTCAAATCGGAAAAGTACTGGGTGATAGAGATCACACTACCGTAATTCACGCTTTACGCATGTTCGACGGACAGATGAAGTACAACCCGGCTTTCAAAGACCAGTTCAACCGTATCCTGGAATCAATAAAAATCTATCCTAATGAGTCACCAGATCTGGATGTCCTTAATCAAGAACCAAGTGAGTCCGAACCAGCTTTACTTCCTTGATTGTTGCCGACATAAGATAAAACCCACTGGTATTGTTAATGCCGACGCTGAAAGAGTGTTGGCAGTTCGTAAGGGTTATCTCACCGAAGAAGGTGTACTGACCCACCAAGCTCTTCAGCTACTGGAAGAGTTTGAGACTTTCCTGGTTAAAACCAAGAAAAAAGTAGCCACAGAAGTCCTGGGAGACAACTTCCTGGAACGTATCAAAGAGTACCGGGAGATCTTTCCGGCCAAACGTTTACCCCACGGCGAACTGGCTCGACAGACTGTACAGGAACTCAAAGACAAGTTCATCTGGTTCTTCAAGACCTACCCGGATTTTTCCTGGGAACTGGTCCTGGAAGCTACAGACTACTATGTCTTTACAAAATCCAAGGAAGACTTCAAGTTCATGGCTACCAGCTCTTATTTTATCCAGAAAACAGACATGAAAACCAAGGTCGTCAAGAGTTTGCTGGCGGACTACTGTCAGGCTATTGTAGACGATCCTGAGATCCTAAAATCCTAGAAAAATCTTGTAGAACTATTTGGAGTTCTACATTGAGTTCTCTATCTTTACAGACTTCAAAACACACTACACATGTCTACAGAAACACCTTTTGAGCAAGAGCTCAGAGAATTATTCGAAAAGCTTCCTTTCGATGCAGAAACGACCAAAGCTGTTGACCCCGCGCTTGGTGAAGTTCGTTTGATCAACTTCAAAATCCTGAAACAAATCGTTGAGAACTACATGACTGCGGCCTATACCAAAGGTCTGGAAACTGCAACTAGTTCTGCGTTAGTAAACCCGTATTAAGGATGAGTACAACAAAGAAATACGGACGTAAAAGCTACGTTGACATGCTCAACAAGGGTTTGGTCTACGTAGAAAAAAGACGCACTGGTAAAATCAAGAGTTTAGCTACTCCTTGGAAAGGTCTCAATGACGCTAGCGTAGGTGGCTTAGAGTGGGGAAGTCTCTTCACCCTCGGAGCAAGACCAGGTTCTGGTAAGACTATGTTCGTGTCTCAGATCTTAAGGGAAGCTAGAAAACTCAACCCCGACCAGCATTTCAACATTCTAGAGTTTCAGCTGGAAATGGGAGAAGAACAGTACGCATCTCGACAATTCGCCGGTGAAACCGGTAAAGGATATGGAGAGATACTCAGCGCTACTTCACCGATTGATACGTTTACGATTAATCAAATGAACTCTTACATCCAACATTGTAAGCAAATGGAGGATACAGGGTATCAGCGTGACGTTGTAAACGATTCACTCAACAGTAAAGAGATGGAAGAAGTAATCTTCGAGACTTACATCGAGTACGGTAGTAAGCCAATGATCATTACTATTGACCACTCTTGGCTGATCAAGAAACTCTCAAACGAAAAAGACAAGTTTGAAACTCTGTACAACACTACAGAGATGCTGATGAACGTCAAGAAAAAGTTACCGGTGATTATCATTATGATCACCCAGCTTAACCGAAGTATTGACGAGCCACTCAGACGTCAACCTTGTTCTTTAGGTAACTATCCTACCAGTTCTGACATCTTCGGTGGTGACGCTTTATTCCAAGGTTCAGATATGGTTGGCGTATTAGCTAGACCATTTAAAGTTGACATCCTCCAGTATGGACCGTATGGTTACATGATCAATAATGAGGATATGGTGTTCTTACACATGCTCAAAATGCGTAACAGCTCAGACGACAACGCTATCATCTTTATGGAAGGTATGTTCAAGAAGCAGACGTTCATAGAGATACCTAGTCCTCAGATGGCAAGACCCCAAGGCGCAACAACCGGTGGATACGTTCCAAGACAACAACGTACAGGTAATAACTCGTCTCCAAGACCTGTATCTGCACCTATCGGAGATGAACTATAAAACACACCACACTATGCCACACGTAGCACAGATGACAAAAGAAGAACTCATGGAGTTCAAAAGACAACGTTTAGAAGATATCAGAGCCTATCACGCTGACCTGATCAGAGAGCTCGGTATCACTCCAAACGACTTCCAGATGAAGATGTTGTTTTACAACAAACAAGGTAAGCTGGTAGTCGGTATTTTCCCCAGTGAGTTCGAAAGAGAAAACGGTTTCTACTTCGAAATCATTAACCGTGATTACGAACCACAGGATTTCAAGAACCGTACAATCTATCGTATCCCTAAGAACGATGCGTATCAAGAAGAGTACGAGATGACCTCTAAAGGTTCCTACCTGGTTCCCCTGGAAGAGTTACGAGTTGTAAACCCAGCTTCGGTTGCTATCAGCGGTGCATCAGCTATCATTGACGCACCGACTACTGCTGTTTCCGGATCTTTTAGACCTGTTGGAACAATTGCTGATTCCAAAGCTCCTCAACAAACAGCGTACAGAGCACCGGGTCCGATGGAAGACGCTCCGTTTAGTCAAATGACTATTCGTGATTACGTAGCCATCAAAAGTTCTAAACCAGTAAGTGCTAAACCCTGGTTGAACGAGCTCATCAAAACCTTAAATAACAAGTAACACATGGCAACCGGAGTATTGATTATTGCAGAATCAGGCTGTGGTAAGAGTACCGCTATCGAGAACCTTAACCCTGCCGAGACGTTCATCATTAACGTCGCCAACAAACCTTTACCCTTTAAAGGTTGGAAAAAGAAGTACAAACAGTGGACCAAACAAGACCCAACAGGTAACCTGTACATTCCAAGCGGTGCAGAAAGCATCGAGTCTTGTATGAGGTATGTTGCTGAAAAGCGTCCAGAGATCAAGACGATCGTTGTGGATGACTTCCAGTACATGAGTTCATTCGAGTTCTTCGACCGTGTAGGAGAAAAAGGTTACGAGAAGTTCACCGAGATCGGTGCACACTTAGCCAGGGTCGCTCGTCTACCCAAGCTTCTCAGAGAAGACTTGACCGTAGTATTTCTTACCCACGCAGAAGAAGGTACAGACCTGGAAGGTCGTAAGCGTTACAAAGCAAAGACTATCGGTAAGATGGTTGATGAAAAGCTTACCCTGGAAGGTTTGTTCTCTATCGTTCTGTACGGTAAAGCAAAGAAAGACGGCAACGGTCAGATCAGATACGTGTTTGAAACACAGACTACAGGTGACAACACTTGTAAGAGTCCAAAAGGTATGTTTGACTCCTTTGAGATTCAGAACGATCTCGCAATTGTCAAACAAGCTATCTACGATTTCGAAAACTAATTCCCTTCATTTTAAACAACAACCCTATGTTCAGTACCAAAGGACAGGAAGTAAAACAAGGTGGTGGCGTTCCTAAGTCACTGCAAGCCGGAGTATCGTATGCTCACATCTACAACTACCAGTTGAGAAAGTCAAACAAAGGAGACAAGATGGTTCTTGAGCTCTTCTTGGAGACTCCACCAATTGATGGTTTCGAAGGTTGGGCGATCGATAGAGACAACCAAGAAGGACCCAAACACAAGGGTCAGACCGCTAAAGTAACTGCTACATCTTGGACTGCAGACTTTAACGAGACCAATGTAGCCAAAAACGAAATCCTGGCTAAGGTAACCGTAATCTCAGAAGAACTGGGTAAGCGTGAACAGCTCGATGCTATCTCAGCTGTGAGCTTAGAAGACTGGGTAAACCAAGCTATGACCATTTTGAAAGGTCAGAATGCGTACTGGTTCCTGAAAGGTACCGAAGAAGAGTACAACGGTAAGACTGTTATTAAGCTGTCTCTGCCTAAGTACAAGTTCGTTAACCTGGATGAAAGCAAACTGGACAAGTTTGACAAGTCTAACCAGTACCACTACAAAGCACTGGCAGCTAGTAAGCCGGTAAGTTCTTTCGAGCCGGTTGATGATTTTAACGTTTAAGATCCTTCGGTATCATAGAAGGAGGATTTTAAACAACGGGGGAGTGTTTCTACACTCTCCCCTTTCTTTTTAAATCACTACCCTATGTTTAGTACTAAAAACCTTGTGCACGACGTCAAAGATGTACCGGTATCCTGGATCTTTGAACACTTCTGTAAACTCAAACAGAAACTGGACGGTAATGATGTAAAGATCAAAAGCATCTTTAACCCGAAAGAGAAAACACCGTCTATGTGTATCTACGTAGACGAGAAAAAACAGTGCTACAGATACAAGGACTTTTCTACAGGTAAAAGCGGATCCGCGATCGACATGATCAAAGACTTTTATTGTCTGGATTACAGGAAAGCTGTTCAGCTTATTGTAGAACAATACAATGACTTTGTACTACACAATAACGGAGGCTACGATGTTCAGCAGTTCAAGCAAGCTAGTAGGTATAAAGTGGACAACTACGAGCTCAGAGGGTGGACAACTCAAGATCAGTACTACTGGACTCAGTATAACATTGGATCACGTCTACTGGAAGAGTTCTGTGTTAAGCCTCTAAAGAGTTACCGAATGACCAAGGACACCGGCGAGGGTGAAATCACTCTGACAATCACCGGTAATTACATCTACGGGTACTTTACCAAGGAAGGAGATCTGTACAAGATCTACCAACCCAAAGTAAAAGACAAGAAGTTTCTGAAGGTTAAGAACTACGTCCAAGGTTCCGATCAGCTGACGGGTCAAAAATGGTTGGTCATCACCAGTTCCTTAAAAGACATCATGTCTTTGAAGTCACTGAAGCTGACCTTAGACTACCTGGCTCCGGACAGTGAAAACACGATGATCCGGAAAGAGATGATGGAAAAGCTCATGCAGCAGTATGAAAAGATCATCGTCCTGTTTGACTATGATGAAGCCGGTGTAAAAGCCATGGCTCAGTACCAGGCAGCTTATCCTGGTATAGGACTGGCCGTCTTACCCATGAGTAAGGATCCATCGGATAGTATCAAAGACTACGGTGCCAAGGAAGTAAGAAACCGACTCGTACCAATTATCAACAAAAAGCTGGAAGAAGTAGAAAGGTCTACAATATATTCCCTAGATTTGTAGAGCTAATCTACAAACACCCTATGGCAATACGTATACCGACCTGGTGGATGAAGCTACCCGATGGCTCAACCATCAACATTCACTCGATGGAAGACCTACCGGATGCTGACAAGTATACCGGTTTTGTCTATCTCATTCGTAATCAGCTTACTGGAAAGATCTACATCGGTAAGAAGGTATTCAGAAACACTCGTAAGAAGAAGATCAGTCAGCGTGTGAAGAAAGCTACCGGTACCCGTAAGACCTACGAGCGCCAGGTAAAAGAATCAGATTGGCTTGACTACTTCGGATCCTCTAAAGAACTGCTCGCTGACATCCAAAAGCACGGTAAGCAATACTTCAGTAGAGAGATTATTGAACTATGCTGTAGCAAGAAGTATCTATCCTACGCGGAAGTCTTCTGGCAGATGCAGTTCGATGTATTACGACGTAACAGTTACAACGGTAACATCCTGGGTAGATACTACACCAGAGATATGGAAAACTGTAAATCCTAACACATGACACTAGTAGCACCAGCGTCTAATCCCAGTACTGTAGGTGACATCTACGCTGAACTCAACGAAGCCAATCGTGAGATCAGTGAGCTCATACAGTTTATTGAGATGACAGAGGCTTTTACAAACGACAAACAAACACAAGCTCGTATCCAGACTTTTATGAGAGAGAAAGGATACTGGCCAAAGAAGACCAATTCCTAATCCTATGGAGTTACAAGAGTTATTTGAAGAATCGGTAAAGATTCACGAAAACGACTTCTTTAGTAAGAAGTTCTATTACTCCTATAGTTCTCTGAGTAAACTCATGTGGAGTCCACAGGTGTTTTACCAGATGTACGTCCTGGGTCTGAAAGAGGAAAAGATGGAACAGCACCTGTTACAGGGTAAGCTGATCCACCTACTCTTACTTCAACCAGAGAAATTCAAAGACGAGTTCATGTTATGTCCTACGTCTTTACCCACCGGTAACTTAAGAGCAGTTGTAGATGCGGTATTCCGTCATCACAAAGAGCTGAAAGCAACCGGTGATCTCAGAAGTGAACTTCTAGACTTCACAGATGCAATCTTGGACGTCATGAGAGATATGAACTATCATCAATCTTTAAAGACAGACCAGCAGCGCTTAGACAAGATCTTAACTGAAGACGCTAAGAACTACTGGAACTTCTTACAAGAGAAAGGTGATAAGACCCTCGTTGATTTCGATACACTCAAATTCTGCGAAGACGCCGTACAGTTAATCCGGATGAACAAATCCGTATGTGAACTGATCGGTTGTGACATCACAGAGTTCGATAACAAAGAAGTGATCAACGAAGAACCATTTCAACTCGATGTTCCCGGTAAAGTATGGGGTCTGAAAGGTATCATTGACAACCAGGTGATTGATCATGATAAGAAAGTGATCAACATCAATGACATCAAGACTACCAGCAAGGATCTCAAAGACTTTAAAGAATCTGTCGAGTATTACTCTTACTGGTTACAGGCTGTTATCTATCTGATAGCGTCTACTATCAAGCATAAGGATTTAATGGACAACGGATACGAGATCAGGTTCAACTTTGTTGTAATCGATCGTACGTTCCAGACCTATGCTTTTCCTGTAAGTGAACCTACCATGAATGAGTGGTTGACAAAGTTCAACCAAATCATGGAGAAAGTCGAATGGCATTACGATAACAGGAGCTATGAGCTTCCGTACGAATTTGCTACCGGAGCCGTAGTCCTCTAAGATGAGACTATGATCGATAAGTTGTATACGAAGTATTTCCAAAAGTCACGCAGCTTCTTGTTTCCTATACTAGGTATCAAGAAGACCGCGAACTTCTCACCTACCGGTACCTATGTAGCGCTCAATAACCTGATCAACCCCGAAGACATGAAACTTATCGTGTCGTACAAACGGGATGATTCAGAGGGTTTTAAAAAGTTCGAAGAGCAGATGCTGATAGGTAACCCTTTGTACCGGCAAGTTATAGAAGTCCAAGATCACCGAGTGTATGTCTTTGACTTCAAGATACACATGAACGACTGGTTCAACTTCCTTCTCGGTAAGTACAGCCAGCTGTCCAATGTGTTCAAACGCGCCATCAGAGAATACTACGGAGAAGAGTCTTCAGAGTATACGTACATCAAAACCTTTCTTTACCCGAAAGAGTACTTTGACCAGTACGCAAAGCTGTTAGACGTAGATGTTTCGGTCCTCCAGAAGATCGGTGAACTATGTGATCCCTGTGACCTGGAAAAAGAAACTCTAAAAATTCCTGTAGAACTCTTGGAGATCTCAGAAAAAGCTCTTTAATTTGTAGAACTTTATTCCGTACCTCTATGAAACACACAATGATGCTGATTACCAGCACCTGGGGAGACAAGAAAACTTTCAAGTTGATTCCTGTAACTCCCGATAGTCCTTACAACGAAGGTATCTATGATCCTGATACTCAGGTCTTAGCACTGGTCGGTAAGGAAAGAAAGCAAAGTCTGCACATGTTACCTAAGCTTAACGACCTCGGTGACGTATACCGTCTCAAAATCGGTAAGCGTGACAACGGTAAAGACTATGCTGAAGAGCGTAAGACTCTCGAAACTTACTACGAGTATTATCTGGAAAACCACGCAGAGATTGAAACATTCATCAAGAGTGTATCCATCAACGCAGATAGTTTTGACTACAGCCAATACCTGTCCGGTGCTGCCAATCCAAGTACCGCGGAAACCAAAACCAACTTGGTGACTACAGTGTAGGTCACACCTATGAGAACAACTAAGAGGCAGATATTCATCTGCCTTTTTTTGGCTCAAGTATACAAAAAAAGGGGGAACAGCTGAACTGAACAAACTATACGCTATGAGTACACAAGCGCAACAACCTCAGAATCATTGGGTTATGGACTTAGAAACCATCGTCAACTGTTTTGTTGGTGTCTTCCAGCACTACAAAGACGATCAGGTTCGTCACATCTTCATTATTCATGAAGACCGTAACGACTTTCCCAAGCTTCTATCGTTCCTTTCTCAGTGCGTTACTCACAGACAGTGGCATATCTCTTACAATGGTCTGGCTTTCGATGCTCAGATCTGTCAATGGATGCTTGACAACGGTAAACGACTGTCTACCTTGGATACTTGCTCTCTTGTAACGGAAATCTACAACTACGCTCAGTCTATTATCAGCAAACGCGATCGTAACGAGTTCCTAGACTACTCTCCTAAAAAGCTGAAGATCCGCCAGATTGATCTGTTCAAGATGAATCACTGGGATAATAAAGCCAAGATGAGTTCTCTAAAGTGGATTCAGTACTCTATGGACTGGGATAACGTCGAAGAGATGCCTCATCCGCACTACGAGCCGGTAGAGGACCAGCAGACTCTTCATGACATCGTGAAGTACTGTCTCAACGACGTACTCTCTACCAAAAAGATCCTGGAACACAGTAAAGAGCAGATCCAATTACGACAGACACTGACCAAGGAATACAACATCGATCTGTATTCTGCATCTGAACCTCGTATCTCTAAAGAACTCTTCCTACACTTCCTGGAACAGAAGACGGGTATCCCCAAGTTCGAACTGAAACAACGTAGAACACCCCGGCCGTATATTATACTGGCCGACTGTATTCTTCCGTACGTGTCATTCGAAACACCGGTATTCAAACAAGTACTGGACTACTTCCGTAAGACTGTAATCACATCCACTAAAGACGGGTTTAAGTACTCTATTGACTTTATGGGTGTAAAGACAGACTACGGTCTTGGTGGTATCCATGGTGCAGCTCCGGCCGGAGTATACAAAGCTCTTCCTGGTTGGACCATTATGACGTCAGATGTTACGTCTTTCTATCCTAACCTGGCTATCGAGAACGGTTTTGCACCGGCTCACATCCCAGCTCAGGAGTTTGGAGAACTATACAAGTGGTTCTTTGAAGAGCGTAAAAAGATTCCTAAGTCAGATCCACGCAACTACGTATACAAGATCATCTTAAACTCAACTTACGGTCTGTCTGGTGACGAGAACTCGTTCCTGTACGATCCTAAGTTCACCATGCAGATTACGATTAACGGTCAGCTCTTACTGAGCAAACTGTACGAGATGCTGATACAAGCCATCCCGGACGCCAAACCGCTAATGCAGAACACTGATGGTCTAGAGATGATGATTCCTACTGACAAAGTAGAAACGTATATGAAAGTCTGTGGTGAGTGGGAAAAACTTACGCGTCTACAGCTGGAACACGATCAGTACAAGAAGATGGTTATCAGAGATGTAAACAACTACATCGCTATTAACGTAAAGGACAAGGTAAAGTGTAAAGGTGCTTTTGAGTGGGAAGACCTGGATCAAAAGAAGGTAGCTGTGTTCCATAAGAACAAGAGCTTCCTGGTTATCCCGAAAGCTATCTACCAATACTTTGTTAACGGTGTGAAACCTGAAGACTACTTAGCTCAGAACAAGAACATCCAGGACTATTGTGCCGGTGTTAAAGCTAAAGGTGGTTGGTATTATGAAAATCGTTACATAGATAACGGTACTTTAAAAGCCGACCGTCTTCAGAAAATTGTTCGTTACTACATTTCTAATAATGGTGGTAAGATGGTCAAGTGTCATCCAGATGGACGTGAGATCCAAGTAGAATCAGGTGAGTGGATGCAGACTGTTGTAAACAAACTGCAGCCGGATCAAACTACAGACAACTTCGACATCAACTACAAGTACTATCTGGAAGAGATCTACAAGCAGATCGAGGGTATCGAAAAAGACAGACACACTCAATCTACACAACTAACACTTTTTTAATCAGCTTATATGCCAGTAAAAACTAAAGTAGTTCTAGAAGAACACTTAAGAAACATTCCGCTACCGACTCATGGTGCGTCATACGCTGTCGTATCACACGGACAGATTATTGATCTGGTTGTAAACGAACTGTATACAGCTGGATTCATCGTCAAAGAAGCTCAATACAAATGTTCTTTAGACGGTCAAATTGCTCAAGGTACCTATCACCTTGAGTTCAGTGAAGATCCTGACATGGGTCTATCATTCGCCTGGATTAACTCCTATAACAAGCAGCGAGCTTTTAAGTGTGCCATCGGTGGTCACGTGTTCGCTTGTATGAACGGAGTTATGTCCGGAGAACTGGGTACTGCAAGTCGACGTCATTCTGGTTCAGCCTTGGTAGATGTAAAGGAATACATCAAAGACCAGATCAGCTTCGCTAAGCAGTACTACAGACAACTTTGTTCTGATAAGAACATCCTGAAGACTATCAGTCTTACACCGGCTCAAAAAGGTACGATCCTCGGTCGTCTTTTCAGTGAGTACGAGATCTTAACACTTACGCAGGTGGGTATCGTTAAACGCGAGATTGACAAACCTAGTTTCAATTACAGCAACGATCCCAACAGCGCCTGGGACATGTACAACCATGTTACCGTGGCGCTTAAAGAGTCCCACCCACAGTCATACATCGAAGACCATCAAAGGTTGCACGAGTTCTTCGTAAACGAGTTCATGAATCCAACAACTACTTCTGCACAACTCGAACTAGAGTTTGAAGAGAAAGAACAAGAAGTAATAGAAGTAGAAGCTGAAGAACTTGTTGATCTACAAGAGTTCGGTAACTACGGTGTTGTCTTTAACTAATCAATAGGGGGAGAGTACCCCTCTCCCCTTTTAATCTAGTACCATATGAGCGAAACCCTAAGTGAAAACAGCGTAGCACAGTTGTTTACGACAGTGTTACAGCATGCTAAATGTATTGAGGTAAGGATAGACTACGCTAAGGCTTTAACCAGTCAGAAACAAAAGTATGCTTTAGCGGGAGCTCAAAGTAAGATAAACGCTGCTATCAACCATCTATGTGGACTCTTACCCGACAGCGATACTGTATTAAGAGTCAAGAAAGATCTAGATAGAGCAGATCTGGTCTACATCATGTTGATCACAGAGCAACTGATGAGAGTACCACCACAAGACCTGGAAGACGTTGTGGATCATATTCAGAACTTCTTAGACGCACGTTATGGAAAACAAGAAAGTTAAGTGTCCAGCCACTGGTAAAACACGCTTTGCTACACCAGGACATGCCAAAGCAGCCATACAGAAAATCAAGTTTACAAGTTCACACCGACGTGTCAACTATGTAGCTCAAAAGCGTATAAACCGTAACGCCGGTAAACCGGATCAGTGCAGATACTACTACTGTAATCACTGTTGCGGTTACCATTTGACCAGCTCTGTAAAAAAGAGCTACAAGAAGTTCATTAAAGACACTTCTTCCAAAGACTATCAAAACTTAGTAATCACCCCGGAGAAAGCTGAAGAGTGGAAAAAAGACTCGCTTCCCTTTCCTACCGACAAACTTAACAACATGTCTAACAATCTGACATTCATTGACGCTCAGCAGATGGCTTTAGATCATCCTCACACATTTGAAGCACCCAGTAGCGCAGATCTCGCGCAACTTGAAGTAGGTGACTATGTAAAAGTATGCCCCGGTGAAGAACGATTTTGGTGTCAAGTAGTAAGCATTGACTTTGTAAACGCCAAGGTAAAAGCTACTGTCGCTAACAACTTAATCATGTACGACTTCGAAGTAGGTCAAGAACTCAACTTCGAAATGAAACACATCTATGAAATTATCAAATACTTAGACCTATGATAGTCGGTATCAACGGTTACGCCGGATCCGGGAAGGATACCGTCGGAACAATTATCCAGTATCTAAAGTGTGACAACGTAGGTAGTGTCACTTTAGAAGAGATCATTAAAGACATACATAACCACGGCTGGTGGTTAGCAGAACAGTCTGGCTGGGAAGTCAAAAAGTTTGCTGGTAAACTCAAACAGATAGCTTCTATACTCATCGGCATCCCTGTAGAATGGTTTGAAAACCAGGACTTCAAGAAGACCCATCTGGGACCAGAATGGGATACCTGGGGTATTCTTCGTAAAAATGGTCGTAGGCAAATGTATATACAAGACAAACCTCATGATCCAGATAGTGTATGGTTAAAAGATCTTGGTTGTACGCAAGTACATAACCGTATGACTGTACGTGAGTTTCTACAGAAGCTTGGTACAGATGGTCTACGCGATGGTCTTCACAGTAATACCTGGGTCAACGCTCTTATGGCTGATTACAGAAGTTCACCAACAGACAAAGTGGACTGTGATAACTGGATCATTACAGACACACGCTTTTCTAACGAGGCTAAAGCTATCAAAGACAACGGAGGTATTGTTATCCGAGTAAATCGACCAGGTGTAGAAGCCATCAACGCTCATCCTAGTGAGACAGGATTAGATAACTGGAACTTTGATATGGTCATCGAGAACGACGGTACACTGGAAGATCTTGTTTGGAAAGTACGAGACCTCATATACAAATACAAACTATGACACGCGCAACAACACTAGTTTTAATGCACTTGGAAAAAGCTTCCTATGAAGAGCTGATAGCTTTTCAAAGTAAAATTGAGGAACGTTTAAAAGTCGTTAAACCAAAAGACGTCGAAACAGCTCACATGATAAATCTGATGAAGCTTATTGATAACGGTCAGATGTTAGAAGCAGTAAAGCTTCATAAACACCACGCTAATATAGGTTTGAAAGAAGCTAAGGACTATGTAGACGGTCTAAAACAAAGTTTGTCGATTTTGAAAACGAAAGTACTGGATAGCTTACTTAAAGAAAACTCATATGACTATTCTACATCTGTCAGACACACACTCCTTTCACCACCTACTACCGTCAAAAAGATTTGACAGAGTAGACGTTGTAGTACACAGTGGAGACTGCTCTAACCATTATAACCCTTACTTAAACGAAAAAGAAGTAAGAGACTTTATCCAATGGTATCGTGACGTACCGGTAAAACATAAGATCTATGTGGCTGGTAATCACGATACCTCTATAGAAAAAAGACTAGTAAGCCCGGATGAGTTTCGTCAAGCTGGGATCATCTACCTGGAAAACGATTCTGTCACTATAGACGGTATCAAATTCTGGGGTTCTCCTCACACACCAACCTTTGGTACCTGGGCTTTTATGAAAGCTCGTGACACAATCAACCGTGTATGGGAAAGCATACCGGAAGATACCGACGTACTGATAACCCATGGTCCTCCCAAAGGTGTACGAGATCTCAGCTATGATCGTAACGGCAACTTGGAGATGTGTGGCTGCTCAGCTCTCATGAAAAAGTGTTGGAAGATCAAAGACCAACTAAAACTGGTATGCTTTGGTCATATCCACAACATGAGCGGTATTGAGACCAACCAAGGAGTTTCTATGTACAGCAATACACAGACTGTGTTCTCTAATGGAGCCTGTGTATACGACGGAAAGTTTGACTACGGTCTTACATCACACGGTAACATAATCCATTTATAACATGAAAGACAAATGTATCATGTGCGGTAAAGAAACACCGTACGACGTGCACACTCACATTGACATGAGGATTGGCTACGTAGAAGGAGCCGGTCAGCTCTGTCGTGATTGCATCATTGATAAAGAAGACGATTATCCAACAGAATCAAAAGACATCTGTGTATCGTCAACACTAATCCAAAACACCCCCAACGACCAAGAGTTGGGAGAAAAAGTTAGACATCTTTATTTCTCTACAAGATAAGTTCTCTAATTTTACAATCCCCTATGCAGACTAGAGTTACAGTAAACCAAGTGAATGACAACACCTGTGTCAAGGTGTACAACCCCGAAAAGCAGGAAATGATCGCTGTGTACCGTAATCCAAAACACGCAGCGAATAAGCTAGGAGTAACACTAGCTACAGTACAACACGCTGTTGTACGAAAGTCCAGGTTCTTTTCTCCCAGTATGAAGATGACGGTAGCCGTACGGTTAGCAGCCATTAAAGACGGAGACAAAGAACT